ATATTGTTAAAAAGAGTACCAAAAGATATAATGGTCCTCCTCAAAACTTCGTTGTAAAAATACTCAAACATTTTTAAGTCCTACAATATCTTTATATTAAGATATTTTTATTTAGGGAATACCGAAGGGGTTTCTTTCACTGAAGTCGATAATTGCATCAGCCTCGGTCTCAATATTGATATTATCTGCAAATCCATCATCAGCAGGTTCATTATCCACTACACGGAGTGCATAAGATGCGCCAGATGTGGATCCAACGATATTTTCTCCGATAGTAAATTCTCCAGCAACAGTTCCAACTTCAAGAGTATTGGTGTCCGAATTCCAAATTCTAACTCTTGCTGTTGTGCCGCTAGAAGATCCTGTTACTATTTCATTAAAGGAGAATGTGCCAGAACCAGAACTTTCTGGATTGCCAATAACAAGTGTAGGTGCGACAGAGTATCCAACACCAGTGTTTGAAAGGTGAATTGCAGAAATAGTTCCAGCAGCACTTACAATTGGATATGCAACAGCAGATGCAGTGGTCACACCCGTTTCAAATACTTCATTAGTAAACGTAACTGTCGGTGCCTCTGTATAACCTCCACCACCAGATGTAACGGTGATGATACCAACAACACCATCACCAATTGTCGTCGTTGCAGTGGCACCGCTTCCAGTTTGATTTGAGGGAACACTAAATCGTACAGCAGGAGCTATTGTGTAACCAGCACCAGAGTTTACAACATTTACTGCCTGAACTGACTTGAGACTTGCGTTTGAGTTGAGGTTGCAAACATTAATTCCACCAATCATAGTGGCGATACCAACAGCAGTCGTTCCTCCAGATGGAGCTGATGTGACCCCAACAGTTGGAACGACACTATATCCACCACCTCTATTTGTGATAGTAAATGCTCTAACACCGCCATCAAAGATAGCAGCAGTTGCAGTCGCTGTTACGCCAGAACCGACCAAAGTAAGTGTTTGTGTTGGACCCTGAATGGTGTTAATACCATCATCAGTAAGTCCATCATACTCTTCACCGATAAGATTATTGTCGATATCATCAATACCGGTCGCGATAACTTCGTCCTCCAGACGGAAGAGTTCGCAATACAGTTCATAGACATAGAGATTTTGTAATTGATAATATGGTTTTGCATATTCAATATCTTTAATCTCATAGATTCTATCGTCAAGAGGGAACCAAATAAGATCTCCACTCTTTGGTCTAGTTGATAGTTTTACATTTGCCTGATCTTCAATCAAAGGAGTAATATAGTTTTCAAATCTATCTCTTGAGATAATAAGTCTTACTTCATCTTTTGATTCAATTCCAAACTTTGAAAGGATATTTCCCGCACCAGAATACTGATCATAGTTATCAACATAAGCCTCAAGAGGAAGTGCCATGTCAAATTTAGACTGCACAACCTCTCTTATGACAGTATTCTCTGTCATAAATTTTCTGGGTAGATAAAAGATATCTACACCATAAGTTCTGAGCTGCTCATTTATCAAATCCTGAACAAGGTTCTGTTCAGAGGATGTGCCTTGTGTAAAGAAAGGATTTAATACCATGATATCAACCTATCATATCGTATGGAGGAAGTTCATATGTATTTGACATTTGCTCCCTGATTATCTGTAATTCTCTTTCCGCATCATCATAAATTTGACGACCATTTAATTCAATTCCGCCCGGTAGTTTAACACCTTGGAACTTAATCAAATTCTGACCCCACTGTCTCTTCATTAAAGCAGTCAAATATCTTTTTAAGAATGAATCATTCCAAACCCTTGTATGAGTATCTGGATCTATCAAACGATAGCAATCAATAATAATGTAATCATCAACTGACATAGATCCCCAATCAATATCCAGATAAAGTCTATCTGTTCTTTGATTAAATCGAATCATCTTTTCAGTACTCAGTGCAAAATCAATATCTTCAAGATATCGTTTTGTCATCGCATAGGTCAAAATTTCAGTCGATCCCCAATAGTAGATATCGTTGAGGAACAACTGATACTTAACACTGAACATGTTATTTGTTACAGTGTTTGATCCGTCAAATTTGAATATTTTATTTACGCCAAGAACTTCAGGGGGAACTTTGAGATAGTTACTATTTTCTTCAAAAGAAAAAGTTACAGTGCTACCATCAATTGTAGAGGTATTTGTGGTAGTTGTTATCCCAGCAGCGTTATTAGTTCCTCCTCTAGCTCTCCCTCTATCAATATCTGCTTGAGTTATTTTATATTTTAAAAATGTTTGTGACAATCCGTCGTAGTCACGCTCATGAAATATTTGCAGAGCATCATCCACCAAGTCATCTACTTGCTCATCAGCAATATTAATTTCCAGGACAGGAGCCCCTAGTTGCCTTTTGCAATAATTTACTAGATCTGTCCTACTTGCTGGTTTTGCCATTTATTTCACAAGTTTCCTAAGTGTATTTAGGGTGCTGACGATACTGGATTATAAACGTAAACGTTTCCGTTAGCTAACGTATAAAAAGTTCCACCAGCAGCAACTAAAATATCATATACGTATCTTCCTTCTGTTGTTGCTCTGGTGTCAGTTGACCCTAAAGAAATCTTCATCTGACCATCATAAGCACTTGTAAATCCTACAGTAAATGAAGAGGTAATCCCAAGTGTTGCTCCAACAGCAACACTTTTTGACATCGCTGCAGATCCTGTATATCCTGTCAGATCAAAATTACCACTTGAGGTAGTTTTTACATTCAAATTTACCTCAAAATCTGATCCTCCATACATGGTCAAGTTAAGACCATATGGAACTCCAGAATCTGGATCAAAAGTGATTGTTTTAGTTGCCATCTGGGATACCTATTACTGCAATAGTTTCTTGCTGTTTATAATATAATTTGATGAAAGATTTTGCAATATTTCTGAGTTCATCTCGATCATCACATTCATCTATCTGGGTGGCAAGTTTTTGATATGCAAAACTTTTTGATAGATTGCTAAGTTCTATGTCATTTGGATCCATTTAGTAACTCCTTTAGTAAAAACTTAATTTCATCGATGTCACCCTTCATATTAGCAAGTTCTTGCTCCATGTTCTGTACCTTATGATTCTTTTCAGTTTTCACGTTACGTCTTGAAAGATACTGTTGATACTCTAAGGTATTGACATTAACGACTGCATTTGTCTCAGGATCTCTTGCGAGATCCTTATGACCTTCTAATCCATAAAAATCCATATTATGCTAGGGCGATAACTCTAAGCTCTTTGACTCTTGGGACAAAGCACTGACTTGTAGAAGTCAGATTCAATTTCACTCTATACGTTCTGAATGATGGTAATTGATCAACGGTGAACGTATACTCTCTATAATCCAGATCTCTGCTGTCATATCCATATGTATTTGATTTAAGAACAAATACATCAGATTCTCCATTATTATTTTCTGGAGTAATAATTTGACCTCTAGAGTTGAGGTTGCTATAACCAGGGAATGGAGTAAAGATTGGTTCAAGTCCTGGTTTGTTATTAACACAATAGAATGCTCTAATATCATTCACATCAGTGAGGTGTCCAGTAAGAATAATCTTAATGGAAGATGCTGGATTTTCCAGAACAATCTCTTTGGAGATATACTGACATCCAGTTGGATCTTCGTCAATTGTATCAACTCTAGAATCTGTTGCATAGTCAGTAATAATATTATTGACTCTGTTTGATGTTAGAATTGAACTGACTCTCTGAGAGTCGATAACAGGACTAATACGTGTATCAGTTGATGTGAGGAATAGTCTCATGTTCATAGACTTATTACCTTCAATCGTTGTGAGATTAGCATCTTCGTTGATCTTAGATGCAATCATTCTTGGAGAATCAAAGTAATTCTTTTGATTGATGGTAATATCTTCAAATCCTTTGTCAACATAAGGGATTTCATTTCCACTGAAACTCTTACTTGAAACAGTTCTAACTTCAGCAGAAATAGACGTGCCAGAAACAGTAAGGTTTTGAACATTTGGAGTGATAATTTCAAAAGGCATATTTTGTGTAGCCTTCACACCAAATCCACCAGCAGATTTTGTGGTTCCCATATAAAGTTTGGGATGTCCAACATCAGTGCTTCTATCAGTTCCAGTAGTAGAACTCATATCAAGTTTGACTTTATATGTGTCAAACGTAAATGGATCTGCTTGTGTAACATCACTCAAGTTATGAGTTCTGTTAATTCTCTGTAAGTTAACACCACCAAGTTCGTATTTGTGAACTGGAGTGCCAGCAGGATATGTTCTAGGTTCAGTTCCTCTAGTGATGGTTCCACTAATGGTGTTTCCGGTAACTTGAGTGTAGGTAATTATTTCATCACCAATCTGCAGGTAACCTGCGTTAGTTGTTCCAACTCCAACATTTTCAAATGTTGTAAATGAAGATGCTGCTGAAACAGTGATTCCATCAGTAGATCCTGCAGGAAGTTCAACAGAGAGAGTGGTTGGTTTAACATCACCACGAACACCAGAAATCTTCACCTGGTTATCAGAGAAATACATTCCATGGTTCTTGTGATCTACAGTAAAGTGTAAACCATCATTATCAATATTTACAGAAGAAATCTGAACATCTCCTCCAGGTGCTCCTGGGAGATCATTATTCAGCGTTGTAGCTGCGCCAGCACTTGTGAAGTATCCAAGAGACTTAGCAGATCCAACAACAAACTCACCTTGAACATTATTAAGAATAAGTTCGTTAGTGATTCCAATTCCAGCAACAGTCAACCTGACGTTTCTGCCCATCGATGCAATACCAATAGTGGTGATACCAAGAACATCTCCAATTTGATATCCAGATCCACCTGCGGTAATCGTTGCTCCACTTGCAACAATAGATCCATTATTAACACTAATCTCTGCCGTTGCTCCTCTACCACTACCGGTGAGAGTTACGAGATTTACACCAGCAAAGGTAAAACTTCCATCTGCAGGTGTAAGTCCAAGACCAGCATTAGTGATTGAAAGGTTGCCTGTAGCAGATCCAGCAGTGCCTACAAGGTCTCCTGTGGCGTTTGTACCTAGTTGATAGAAGGTGTTACCAATTTCATATCCAGAGTCAGCCACGGTGGTTCCAAGACCAACTCTAATCTGTCTAGAGTTGAGACTAATTGGATCAGGAAGGAGTGTAGGAATCTGCCTATTTCCTTCCGTCAGTTCAGGACTATAGAATTCAACAGAGCCATTTTCAATAAAGTCTGCTCTATACATGGTAAATTTAAGATCTTCCCACTGACTTGGTTCCCATGTGGAAGCGTTTTGTGACTTAAATAGAGATCCAAGATATGGTTGATTAGAAATAAAGGTATCTGTTAACAGATCATTTTCACCAACTCTAGAAATATAAACACTGTACTTAGTGGAGTTAGATGCTAAACAAATTGCATATTCAGTTCCTCCCTCCAAATAAACAGGAGCCTTAAACTGAACGTTTGTTGCGATAGATCCATCAGATGAAGTAATAACATCATCTGGATCAAGAATAATTTCGGAGAATGGGAGGACTCTTGGGGAAGGAACTCCATTTACCATAGATCTTAACTGGAAGACAACAGGAATATCCATGTCATCTTTAGATCTAAAGAAGACATCGCAACTAGTTACAAATACACCAGTTTCATCTTCAACCAAGAAAGATTGTGCAAGTGGATCGTACCAGGTAACAATCTCCTGCCTTCTAGTTCTTGAAGAAATAACCTCAGAACTTATAACTTCTGTTCCAAGATCTCTATTGACGTTTCTACTTTGGAACTGATTTTTAAGTTCAACTCTTGCATTTCTAACTGAAATAATATTTTCCTGAACTGTTTCAAGAGTTCCAGATGCACTAAATGATTCTTCAGCAATTGTTGTTGCATCATCTTGATTATTATCAATATCATTAGTGAGAGTGAACGTCTTGGTTCCACATTCAAATCTTGGATGATTTACGTTATTACTGTCTGGAATGAAGTAACTTCCAATTAAAGTTGCAGAGAGATCTGAAACAAGTCTTACATTAGTTACCGTAGCCAGTGCTCCACTTGTTCTTCCTCTAAGAACCATTCCTTCTTCAACATATCCAAAGAAGTCTCCTCTTGCTTCTGAAGAGAGTGATGCAGTATCAACGTTCAAAATTGTAGCAGTGGAAGAATATGTCGATGCTAGATCGATATTAGAATATGGGTTTTGTGGATATGTCTTGGTTGGAGAATCATAAGGACCCTCTCTATGATTGGACTGTGCAACTCTAAATCTGATAGATGGTGTTGCGGTTGGACGTAAAGTCTCTGCAAGACCAGTTCTAAGCATTTCACCGACAACAGTTTCACCAACCTGGAAAGTTCCAGATGTCATGGAGATTTCTAGCAGTTTTGGTACACAGAACTTAGAAATATCAACACCATCAAAGAAAGCATAAAGTCTTGTGAGTGGTTTGACTCTCTTGGAAACAAACTCAAGATTTCTAGATCTCATGAATGGAATAAGATCTCTGCTGACAACTCTATCTCCTACAGATTCTCGATCAAACTGTTCAGTGACAATTGTTCTAACACCATTTCTAGAAACAGTGCCAAACTCTCTTGTTGTTCTGAGTTGTTCTTCAATAACCTGATCAGTAACTGTTCTGAAATCGGAACGATGTCTATTTCTACCACCAGGACCCTGACGATGAATAACATCAGGACCATTTTGAATCACTCTTGTTCTAGATGACTCTACAACTTCAATACCAGTCCAATTGGTTTCCCAGGAATCCCAAACAATAGGTCCAAATCCTGTCTGAGGATCAATCGTGCCATTTGCTGCAAGATTATTGAAGGTCTCTGCATAGTTACCTTCAGTTTCAATAATCTTAGCTTCAATTCTTGCAGTATCAACCCAATTATCAGTTGCTGGAGTAAGTTCAAGAGTTCCATTCCAGAAACTAATCAAGAAAGGAGTGACACTTTCAGTTCTAGTAGCAAATGTTTGACTAATGTATTCTACTTCAGAATAATCAAGAGTTACAACATCATTTTGCTTTCTTACATTATTGCCCTCAATAGCAGCAAAGTTGACATCATCTGTTGCATCAGTATCAACTACTGGTCCGAAGATCATATCTACGGAGTTTGTGTAGTGTCTAGGTCTTAACTCATTATATTTTCTATCAATAGCATTATTAATATCAATAGAGTCTTCTTGTGCTGAGAAGTCATTAAAGTTATCTACGAAGAATCCAGACTTAAATCTGTTTAATCCTTCTGCATCAGGAATAAAGAAGTTTGCGGTTTCTTTCTCAAGTAAAGACAAAGTTGTATAATACTCAAGACTCTTGATTCTATCTTCAAGTTTCTTGATATCCTTCATCTGATATCTCTTATAGTCTAAGAATGCAAGTTTTGCATCTTCAGGTCTATAAAGATATGGAGGAAGAGTTACCGTACAGAGTTCAATCGCATCATTAATTGGTTCTGGTCTTTGTGGACTATCTGATGGGGTTCCGTAAATAATTTGGAAACGGCCATCTTTAGACAAATACACTCTATCAATTCTTCCTTGATAGTAAGAATAGTCCATGATAATGGACTCATCAGATGCCAAAGTATTTGCAGCAGTCTGACCAGAAGTTTCAAAAGATCTTCCAAAGAATTCGAGAGGTGATCTTACATCAGCAGCCACTGTATATTCAGCAACTCTTGGTCTAATATCAATAATGTCAGAGTTACTGTAAATATCAACTCTTCTAATTTCATCAGAATAATCAAAATTGTTATAGGAATTGACTGTTACAACATCACCAGTATCTGTAGTATCAAAAGATGCGCTGGAGAAATATATCTTCAGTTGTTTTGCTGGAGATGATTTATCTTTCTTTCTTCTAAGGCGGCCATGATCATAGAAGGTTTCCTCTTGACCAGTTCTAAAAGTATAGTTTGGTGAAACATTAAAACTTGGAGAACCTATGCTAGAGATTACAGCACCAATATTGGATTCTTGCGCTTCTATGGTCTCTCCTTCAACAAAAACAGTTTCTGTTTTACTAATGAATGTAATTGTAGAATCATTAAGTTTTTCGGATACAATTGCTCTTGCGCCACTAGTTTGACCTACAATCTGCTCACCAATCAATAACTCTGTTGTGGTTGTCGATGCGCTATTAATTGACTGCAAAGTCATGTTTGGTGCAGAAGCTGCAGAGGTGTCTGCAGATTCATAAATTCCATGAATTTCGATAATGTCTGGGAAGTTTAAAGAAATAACTTCGTCTTCAACTCTAGTTCCAAATGGGTAGTTTCCATAAGTAAGTCCATTATTTAAAGTTGTAGATCCAATACCAGATCCTGCTAATTTAGATTTATCGACAATAATAGAATTGACTCTATTCTTGATCTTAACTTTTGCTTTTGGGCTTGTCTTGTTAAGAGTTGCGATTAAAGTTGCGCCAGTATCATCTGTACCTAAATTGCGAATTTGTAAGGTTTTGCCATCAGCACCAATATCAAACTTATCTGAGGTGAGAACTTCTGTAGATCCATCAGATCTTGTTAATAGATATCTTTCCTCATCAAATTGCAAGAAGGTTTCATTAGCTCCCGCTACTACTTGTGCAGAGAGTTGATTGCTAGCAATATCAACACTAAAAGTTTTTCTGATTACTAATGTTGCTTCTGAAATATCAACATTTGAAACATTTGCTTTCGCTAGTGGTGTATAAAGAGAGGCATCAGAAACAGAAGCAAGGTCTGTTTTAAGAACTTTTAAATCAGTTACATCTAAAGTTGCTGCTGGTAAAAATGCACTAGCAACACCAACAACATCAGTTACTGCAGCTACAGTAATCGTTGTTGTCGCAACGCCCACAACTCTTGCAAAAATAGGATCATTTCTAAGTCCTGCTGTAGTATCAGTATATTCAATCAGATCATTCTCTTTTACGAGAGTTCCAGGGAAAGCAGTGTTCTTAGCAGTAATCGTACTGATACCACCAGACAAAGCACTAACAGTAGCAATACCCGCACTAAACTTGGTGGATTGAATTACATCTGCACTAAATGTATTGATACCAACGGTTGTAGGAGTTCCCTCATATCCGTCCATTCCATAGACAGATTTAACGTCAGCAATACCATGTTCGGTAATAGCTACAGCAACTCTACCATCTTCAATACCATTAAAGATGAGTTTTTCAAAAGGAACAAAAGATCCCTCAGTTTCATAAACAGTAACTGCGGTTCCAGCGGAAACTGCATGTCTTAAGAATCCAGTTGCGCCACTATTTGCACCTTTTACAAATGTAGGAACAGAAAGTGTTGTTGATTGGTTTATAGCAATCTCCACGTTAGTCTGAACATCATATAATGCAAGATTCCATTCATTAATATCTCCGTTCGCTGCGTCATATGATCCAGACTCTAACTTGAAGTCATAAACTCTAGCAACTCCAATTTCATTTCCAGGAGCTGTTTGTTGATCGGATCCAACTCTTTGATCTCTAAGACTTACAACATAAGTTCCAAATCCAACCGTTGGTGATCTGAATACCCTGTTTATCTTTAATGTTGGACCAGTATTATATACAATATTTTGATTTTCAATAGTTTTGGTCGTTCTTGGTTTATCTACATCAAGATACTTTGCATTTAAGGTTTCAATCTCATATCCTTTAACGTATGCTTTTCCAGGAGCGATCTTATAAAGAGCTAAATCGTCTGTTGGAGTTGTTCCACTGGGAGTAAACTGTCCTGTTTCAAATATACCGCCGTTTCCAAGACCATCATTCAAAGAGTTGACTACAGTGATATCAAACGGTTTTACAAAATAGTGTCCTGATTCATCAAAAGTTCTTCTTGCAAGAACATCGGTGAGGTCATCATAAAATACTCCACCGTAATTACTACCTTTTTTAGGAGCAGATTGAAGAACTCCATTAATTACTGTAGCAAGCAGAATGAAGTTATCATCGTTAAAATCATCAAGAGGTTTCTTAAAAAGACTTGTAGAGATTCTAAGTCTATCAGCACCTGGTGCTGCATAGTTATTAAATCCCTGAGAATTATCGTTGAGAGTTTCGTCTAAATCTGAATTAACAATCTCTTCATTAACAAACAGACCAATTCTGTAACTTGGAGTTGTTCCGTATTGATCAAGAAGAAGATTTTCTCTAGCAACGTTTACAAAATTTCCACGAATAAAATAAACACCGTTTTCAATTTGGAAAGAAGATCCAGTTGCAGCTGCAGCATTCGTTAAAGTGGATGCAAGAGGGGATCCGGCAGCAATTGTAGTATTTCCGAGTAATCCAGAAGTTACTACCTCATTACATGTCAATAATTCTCCATCAAAAAATGTTTGAGTGGAATTATTTCCCGTGCTTGAGGTGAGATAGTTAATATAAAGTGTTAGATTTCCTCTTTCAGAATCTTCAGGTAGCAGAACACTATCAACAAAAGCAGTTACCCCAGAAGTCTGCCCAGTGATTTTTGTGCCTACTAATTGATCAACATATGCTGATACTGGAACACCCTGATATGTATTCTCTAACTGTACGCAGTAATATAATTGACTATATCCAATATTTCCTGGTATTACTTTTGCACCCTCTTTAAAAAAGTGCTGCCCAAACTTTTCAATCTGATTTTGCAGTATAGACTGCAGAGTTGTTAACTCTCTTGCCTGAACAGGATATCCTGGTTTGAATAATACCTTGTGGTAATCATTAGCTGCATCAAAATCATCAAAGTATGGAGCTACGTTGAGGTTCGTTTGTTGGGGCATAATTCTTTAGAACTGCAAAATAACTTTTATGTCTTCCTTTTGACTCGCTGATCGAGTTATGGCTGGTCGGTTGTCAACGTAAATGATGTTTCCTGAATGCGCTTTGACCTCAGGATTAGAAATACCACTCGTAAAAGTTTGACCAAGATAGTATGTACGATTATTTATTACGGTAGATATACCTGAGAAGTTACTATCAATACTTAAATCTTGACCAGTTGATGGCACGATAGTCAGTGCTCCACCGGTTCCAGGAGATGATGTAAACTCTGTTAAATCAAATCCATATGTTGGTTGAGTTTGTGCAGTTCCGACTGTGTTAAATCCAGCAAGAGATCTGTCTTGCCAGAATTTTAATACCCCTGTATTTTGATCATAGTTAATAACTCTTCCCACAGCAGTTGTTCCTGTGGAAACTGTTTGAGTAAAATATGCATCAGCAGTAAATGTTGCTGTGCTATATCCTGTCCCAACAAGTTTTAAAGCACTAACAGCACTTGCTTTGTCTGCTGAAAGGAGAGTTGTAGAACCAAACTGTTGTGGATTTTCTACAACACCAACTCTGGCAATTTGATTGCCTGTAATGAAGTCTGGATTTTCGTTGTCATTTTCAATTCTAGAATAAAGGAGAACATTATATGCGCCTAGTTCTCTATAGATGTCAGCACCATGACCACCCTGTGGTGGAATGATTACATCAAACGCTGGTCTAGTGGTTCCTGTTGGAACTCCACCAGCAATCAAATCAACATTTCCATAGGTATAACCTGAACCCTGAGCAGAAACAGTTACAGAGCTAACTTTAGAATCCGCATCAATTACTATGGTGCATTCTGCTCCAGCACCATCCCCTCTGATTGGAACAGATGTATAAGTGGAGTTTGCAGTGCCAAGACCAACACCCTTATTAGTAATCGTGACGATCTTAATAGATCCATCAACTGCATTATCTCTCACTGCAGCATTATCAGTTGCAGTTGACCAGTCTGCAGGAACTGGCATATAATCAGTCGATTCAAACTTTGCAACATCACTTGGAGCAATAGTGTAAAGATATTTCCAGATATAACCATCTCCACTAGTACCAGCCGCTTTAGGTTCTAAGTCGGTAAAAGTTGGTTCATCCAAAGATGGTCTTCCTGATGGATTATCAGGATCAATACCATTTTGCAGACAAATATAAACTCTGAAGTCGCTATTTAATACAAAATAGTTTGCAAGATACAGCGACGTAGATCCAGAAACTACAGCAGTATTTGATCTGCTATAATCATGACGATACATGTCATAGGTCGTTCCTGAGGACCAAGTTCTCTTGGGAACAACCTGCTTTGCATCTGCAGAATTAATTTTCTTCAGAGCGATCATGGTATCCCAATAATCATCCTCTTCGGTAAAATTATCTTTTGGTGAAGGGGGAT